ATGGCAGATGCTGCAGAGATGATAGATTTCAAAAGATTAGAGTGGGATGAAAAAATGTATGGTGGTAGTTCTAAACAATTATCAGGATATTACAAAAATACATTTTTTTCAGAAACATACGATCCAGAAAAAGATATTGCAGGTGCATATAAAACAAGGCGTGTTTATGGTGCTATGGCTGGATATGATGAACCACAAAAAATTGTTACAGGTTTACAGCTACTACAAGCAGGTATTATTGACACACAAACCTTACAAGAAAACCTTGATGGCTTAGATAATATTGTCAGAGTAAACGAAAGAATTACAAAAGAAAAAGCAGAGAAAGTTTTATTTGATTCTTTACTTGCACAGGCACAACAAGGTGATGCAAAAGCAACTATGGCTGTAATACAGATAAGAAAGAATCCTGATGATATGAGTACAATACTAGATAAGTTTTACACAGCAGAAGATCCAGAAATACCAGAACAAGAGCAAGAACTGCTTGGAGGAGGTGCCCTACCACCACAGGGTCCTCCACCAGGCATAGCACAATTACTACAAGGTATGGGAGGATAATGTCAATTAATAAAAAGTTTGCAGATATAGTATTCAACTCACTTGATGATGTTGATGAGATTGGTGATGACATAATCTTAGAATCAGAATTATACGAACCAAAACTTAGATTTTCTCCATTCTCACCTATAGATTTACCACAAGGTTATATGATTATTAGTCAAACGTTTATATACGAAGAACAGGATGAAGAAGATGGCGAGAAGTCCGAGTAACAAAGGTATTACAAATAGAAACTCTGCTGTACCTCCAGCAGGTAGAAACTATCAAGATACAACACAGGCAGTAAGAAGAATACCTGGTGTTGCATATGGAGAACAACAAGACTTAATACAACAACAACAGGCTGCACCTTTACCAAAAGACACACTTCCTAAAGAACAACCACAAGTACAAGCAGCTCAAAGACAAATGCCTAACATAGATGTTTTTGCACCAACAGAAAGACCTAACGAACCTGTTACATCAGGATTACCTTTTGGTCCTGGTCTAAATACAAGACCAGAAGAACAAATATATCAGGCTGAAAACATAAAACAATTTGTATATCAGTCTTGGCTAGAAACAGGTGATGATAGTTTACTAGAGTATTTGTAATGGCAACCTCATACTCTGATAATGTTAATGTAGATTACTTACTAGAAAAAAGAGATACACAACCTCCTTTACAAGTAAGTAGAGATCAGGCAGTAAAACTAAGTCAAATAAACCAACAAGCAGTAAATGTACCACCAAGCGTTATGGTTCAAGCTACAAAACAAAATGCAGATGAAGGCTTTATAGAGGGACTTACAGAGTTTTTTACAAAAGCAAAAGCTGCAACATATGGAAAACTAAAAACAGCAGTATTCAATCAGTTTGGTGTAAATGAAGAAACAGGTGGTTTATTTGAGTTAGGTATCAAAGGAGCTTTTCTTGGAGTTAGAGAGCTTTATGAAGATGTTATTGGACAACCACTTAGATCAGTAGAACTTATATCACAAGGTGTAGATAGTAAAGAAGCGTGGAAAAAAGCAGCTATTGATCCTTTTGCATATTGGAAAGAAGCAAGGGCAAGAGGAGAAAAGATAGATTTAGGAAATGCTTTGTTTCAATCTACTGATCCAGAAAAAACTTTGACATATCAAAACCTTATTGACAGAGGTGCTGATCCAATAAAAGCTAGAGAGATAGCTATATCAAGACTTGGTGCTAATATTTTTGATGAAATTTTTGAAGCAGAAAAAAAAGTAGTCTTTGATGGTGATAGGGCAGCAGCTCTTATTGCTAGAGGTAAAAGTCCACACGTTACACCTGGTCGTGTATTATTCAAGCCTTTTGAGTTTTTAATTAGTCCAGAAGATAGAGCATATGATTTTGCTACAGGTATTTTTGATTTAGGTTTACAACTTGCTGATCCTACATTTCTTGCAGGTAAAGCAGTAAAAGGAACACTGGCAACAAGAAAATTATTAACACTAAACGAATTATCTGCAACGCAAAAAGCAGAAATGGGATTTTTAGAAGGATTTGTTAGAAAAAATTTTAGCAAAACCACTGTTGAAGATGCCTTAAATAACAAAGAAATAATTATTAAAGAAGGAAAAAAACTTAAAAAAGTTAAACTTGGCGATAATTTAGCTGATTTTTTATACGCAAATAAAGATAAACCTGCAAACATATTGGAACAATCTAATTTTAATTTAGTAAACAAATACGTTATAGAAGATAAACAATTTAGTAAAGAATTTACTGATTTTACAAAACAATTATTTTCTTTAAGAGATGGTTTATCACAAGAAGCATCAAGAAAAGCAGTGAAAGAAATTTTGACTAATAAAATTGTTGCTGTTGCTACAGAAGGTGCAATACCACAAGTACAAAAAAGAGGTCCAATAAGAGCTGCCTTACAAGAAACTTTTGGACCTTTATATAAAACAAGATTAAATGCAGGTAACCCAGATAACTTAATTGTTGAGTACACAAAATTTTTAAGATTACTTGATCCTAAAGATCAGGTTGTAGATGTAAATAAAAGAGTTAAAAATATGATAGAAGGACTTGACAAACTATCTTCCTCCACACCAAACAAAAGAGCAACCTTTCTTACTAACCAAGTAAAAGATGATTTTTCAGAATTAAGAAAAATATATAAAGATGAATTAACAAAGACAGGAAAACTTGTAGAAGGAAATGCAACAGATAAATTAGTAGATAGAGTATTTTTATCTTTGAAAGCTGCATTAGATGAAAAAACTGGAATATCAGAAGATATAACAAGATACAGTAATATTGATGTTTTACCTTTAGGTATGAAAAAGGCTTGGGAAAAATTATTTAAAAAGGGTGATGAGTTTGTTGCAGGTACAAACAAAGATACGCTTGATGACATAGCAACAACATTATTTCAACGACCACTTGTAGAAACTATGCTTTCACAAGATTTAATATTGTCAAAACCATCAGATGTTATAAAACTATCAAACAAACTTATTGGTGGTTTTAAAGACAAGTATGATGAAGCTACTCGTATTGTAGGTAGACAAGGTATGACAAGATTTTTTGATTTTTATGTAAGTGGTGTTTTTAAACCTTTGGTTTTGTTAAGACCTGCTTGGACTGTAAGAGTTATAGCTGAAGAACAACTAAGAGCTATAGCAGATGGTGCTTTGGGTGTATTAGATCATCCCATAGGACTTCTTGCTAGATTATTTGATGATAATGTAAAAGTAAGAGCTAGTTATGCAAAAGATGGATGGATGGACACACCTACTTTTAGACAAGGTATATCAGAATCTTCTGTTGGTGATACAAGAACATTTAAACAATTAAGAAAACAATCTGTTGCTAGTGATATAAAGTATCAAAGAATAGAAAGAAAAATTAATAAGTCTAAATGGGATGAAGGACAATATAGAGTAATACAAAATTATTCTAATTCTTTACTCGCAAAAGAAATAGCAAGTATAGAACTTGCTGCTAATAAAAAAGAAGCAGTACAAAAATTAATAAAAAAACTTAAAGAAGAAGGTCCTACTAGAGATTCTATGCTTTCTTTAACAGCAGGTAAACATAATCCTTACAGAATATTAGAAGGTGCTAGTGGATTATCACCAAGAGATTACAACAAAGTATTAAACGATTTTGTTGAACTTTTAAGAAAAGATATGAAAATATCTTTTGGTGGTAAAAATGTACCTAGAGATTTGTATGAATTAGTAAAGACAGGCAAGTTCAAATTAGGTGATGAAACATTTGATATGAATGTTGGTGCAAAAGCAGGAATAAAACAAAAAGAATATAGAGGTTTGATAGATGGTTCTATAACTGGTAATGAAGCAACTAAATTACAAAAAAAAGTTGATATAGCAAATAAAGAAGTTATAAAAGCATACATTAAAAAGTTTGAAGATGTATTACCTGAAGCAGTAGATTACAAAGTTCCACCTTTTGCTGTTGATAGAAAGTTTTTAGATAGAACAGTTGAATCATTATTTAAATGGTTTGGAACACAACCTACTAATGTAGCATCACGAATACCTGTTTTTAAATCTAGTTATTGGAGCAAATCAAGAGAACTAATATCTATATCTGATGATGCTGTAAAAGATAAAATTTTAGAGGGTGCAAAAAAAGCTGGTCTTAACAAAAGAGAGATAGCAAAAATAAAAAATACTGCATCTGCTGGAAAAGCAGGTATATCAGATGCAAACTTGATAGAGAATTTAGCAAAAGGTTTTGCAGTTGAAAAAGTAAAAGGTTTGTTGTATGACATTACACAAGAAAGAAAATTTTGGGAAGCAAGTCGTTGGTTGTTTCCATTTGGTAATGCGTATCAAGAAGTATTAACAACTTGGGCATCAATACTAAAAAGACAACCACAAGTTGCTGCAAGATTCCAAACTACTTGGGATGGTGCAGCACAACCAAATGACACACTTGATCCAGCAGGTAAAGGTTTCTTTTATAAAAATCCTATAAACAACAAAGTTATGTTTAACTATCCAGGATCAGATATATTTCAAAACTGGATGTTAAAGGATTCTTCACCAGATACAAACGTAAGAATAAATATGCCAGTGTATGCACAGTCTGTAAATATAGCAGCTACCTTGTTACCAGGTTTTGGACCTGTTATACAGTTACCTGCATCATTTGTTGTTCAAAATATGCCAGAGGAAAACTTTGTATCAAAAATAATTTTTGGTGATTTTGCTCCAACAAATGTTAAAGATGGAAAAGAAATAGCTAAAAGACTTGGATTTGTTCCTGCTTGGGCAGATAAATTTGTTACTTTATTTCTGAATAAAGGAGAAAACTCCCAAGGTGTATTTGGGAATACAGTAATTGATACATACAAAGCTATGTTGTATGCAGGTCTAATTAATGATTCAACAGAAGAAGCTGGTAGAGAAGGTATGGAAAAAGCTGTAAAGGCTGCAAAAAGAATTTATATGTTTAGAGCTTTTTCACAATTACTTGGTCCAGCAGGTTCTGTGCAACCAATATATGAATTAACTGATAAAAACTTAGATTATTTCTTTTTTGAAACATTAGCTGATGAATATAGAACAATTAAAAGATCCAATAATTTTGATGATGTTTTAGCCACACAAGAATTTATAGAAAAGTATGGAATTGATCCACTTCCTCTTACAGTTTCAAAAACTGTATCTATAAAAAAATATCCAACAACTGTAGAGGGTGCAGATTTTTTAAAGAAAAACAAAGATTTGTATGAGCAATATCCTTTAGTAGCTTGGTATTTATCACCACCACCTGCTTATGCAGAATTTTCTTTTGATTCATATAAAAAAGCATTAATGCAAAATAAAAGAGCTTATAGAACACCTGAACAATGGGCAGTTGCTAAAAATAAATTACTTGGTGCTGTTGCATTAGATGCTTATGAACGAAAAATAAATATTATTGGTAACAATACCGATCCTGCTAAAGCACTTAGAGATGCTAAGAAAAAACAATTAATGGATCAATATTGGGGATATGGACAGCCTGGTATTATTGGTTCTCCAACAAAAGCTACAATAGATCAACAAATTACTCAACTAATAAAAATGGTTGATGATCCTGCTTTAGCTAAATTTTCTACAGTGCAATCTGCGAAGAAATATTTAGCTATTAGACAAGATATAATAGATACATTTGTAAATGCTGGTCTATCAGAAACAATATGGAAAACTTCATCTAAGTATGCTGCGACAAGAGCTGCACTTAGAAATGAAGCATTAAAACTTATAGAAGAAAATCCAGACTTTGGACCAATGTTTGATACACTTCTATCAAGAGAATTAGAACCTGAATATGAAGATAATTTGTTGGTACAATTAGGATTAGGTAATCAATGACAGAAAAAGAAAAATTTATAGCAGAGATATTAGATTTAGTTAAACAACCTTTACTTCCAGGACAAAATCCAATAAATGTAACAGAAGAAAATGTTGCAGAATTAAATAGTGCTCCTGATTTGAATACTGCTATTGCTATAGCAACTAATTTATTTGGTGCAGAGTATGTAGATCAGTATGCTATGCGTAAAGGAGTAAATCAAGAATCTTATCAATCTATTGTAAATCAAGATATATTAGGAAAAAGTCCTTATGATTTTATTGGAGTTACAGCAGACCAACCTATTGTTTATGGTGGAGAAGCAACAACTATTGGAGCACAACCAGGTAATTTTTACCAAGAAGGAGATCAAAATGTTTTTGCTAATTTATTACCAGAAGAAGTAAGAGAGTTACAAGCAGATATGGTAAATGCAGGATTACTCGGTGATAAAGTAGGAAAACCATTTAGACCAGGATTCTTTGATATTCGTGTAGAAGGCAGAGTTATGGAACAACTTATGGCACAAGCAAATGCTTCAGGTCTAGGTAAAGCAGAAAAAGGTTATCAGAATGTATTACAACTGTATTTAGATAATCCTGTATCTAGTCCTGTAGAATACAAACCTTATTTACCACCTGATTATTCTGCTGTATCTAATAGTGTCAATGGATTATTTGAAAGAGAACTAGGAAGAAAACCTTTGCCATATGAGAAAAAACTATTAGCAGACCAATTTTTAGAGGACAGTCAGTTAGCATATGAACAGGCTATTCCTGATCCTTTACCAGATGTTACACCAGATACACTAGATGACTATGGAAACCATACGACATCAGATGTTCCAAAAGAACAGATTGATCCTGGTGCTAACTTAGTTGAAACGTTTAACAACATTACAGCTAAAGAACAAGAAAGGCTAGGTACGAATCGTGATATTCAAGCAACTAATCGTATCATTCTTAATAGCATCACAGGTGCTCCAAGGTAGTATTATGGAAAACGAAAACATAATGGATAGTAACCCAAACCTTATAGGAATGTACTTAGAAGCGTTAAAGCAGAAAGAAAGTTCTGGTAATTATCAAGTATTGCATAATCCCAGCACAATAACTGATGCTAATACAGGTAAGCCAATAAGAGTACAAGCTCTTGGAGCTTACGGAATACTAGATATAAACTGGGATGTTTGGTCTAAACAAGCAGGATTAGATGGTGCAGATTGGCACGATCCTAAAGCACAAGATATTGTCGCTAGATATAAAGTACAAGAATATTTTAACAAATACAATTCTTGGGATTTAGTATCTATTGCTTGGTTTGCTGGACCTAATAAAGCAAAAGAAGTTATGAATACAGGTAGAGCAAACTTAGATAAAACAGATAACACAGGACAATCCATAAAAGAATATGTTGATGCTATGAACAAACTTATAGCAGATGAACTTATGAATATGGAAGTAGATATAGAACCTATAGAGTTACCACAGGAATCTGTAGGTCCTGTAATTACTTCTATGAATCCAAACGAAAGATATGCTGCACAAATATTAGATGCTATAACAAAAGCAAATGCAGGTGGCACAAGACCAGATTTTGAATCACAAGTTCCAGAACAAGCTGGTAGTTTTGAAGGTAGTGTGATAAAAACTTTTATTAGAAGGAACGAGAGCTAATGCCATTTACAGGTGATAAATACATAGGGGATTTAGCTTTATATTATGCAGCTAAAAAATTAGATTCTGGAACAAATAAAAAAGTATTAGATTTAATTTCACCAAGTGAATTATACGCACAAAGAAAATCAACAAATAAAAATATTACAAGATTTGCTTCTGATGAAATACAAGCTGCTGCAAATATGGCAGATCGTATGATTGCTAATGCAAATAAAAGTATTGCACAATTTAAAACAAAACCTACTGCACCAACAGAAGCTGATTTGTTTAGCGAAGCAGAAAAAGTTGCAAACATTGTTACTGATACAGAAAAACAAGTTGGACAATTAAATGTACCAGATGCTGCTAGTGGTGCTTTTGAAAGCTCACAATTTGCAAGTGCGTTAGATGAGGTTATGAAAAAAAGTGTACAAAACACTTTGTCTGAAAGTGGAGGATTAGAAAGAGATACGTTTTTAAGAGCTTTAGGTTATGAAGATGTAGCAGAAGGACCAGGAATACCATTTCCTACTACATCAGATGACAGCACACCAGCACCATCAGGAAATCCTGGTTTAACAAGTGATGAACCTCCAAGTGATGATGGTAGTGATGATGGTGGTGATGATGGTGGTGATGATGGTGGACCTCCTAGTGGTGGACCTCCAAGTGGTGGACCTTCAAGAGGATCAGGACAAATAACAAATACTGCCTTTGCATCTTTTAATAACATACCTATAAATGCTTTATATTGGAAAGTTGGAGATGATTCTTATATTGTTTATGAAGTGCCTGGTTCAAATGGAGAGCTTTATGAAGGTTCTCCAATATTTTTAGCATATGAATTACAAGGAAATGACTTATATCAAGCAGGTTTGATTACACAAGGTATGGATGAACCACAATTTAATGCAATTATGGATCAAGCATTTTTTGATTCTATTGCAGTTGTAACTGGTAACACAGATCAACTTACAGCAGATATAGATAATCCTTTTGCAAGTTTTGTAGAAACTATTTCAGAACAAGCACAAGTTGCACCTTGGATAACAGATCCAGAAATGTTAGAACTTATTGCAGAAGCTGCTGTAGAGGGAAGAACAGTATCTGATGCAGAGTGGCAAACAACAACTTGGTATCAAACACATAGCGAATCAGAAAGAGAATGGTTAAGAACTTTTTACGCTGATCCTTCAACTGCAGCACAAACAATTACAGATGGTCAAATAGCTGTAGGTAATGCTTTACAAGCAGCAGGTGTATCTAATGCACCAGAAGCATTAGTAAACTGGATTGCAGATAAGTTTGTTACAGGACAGTGGACACAGAATTACACAACAGAACAAATATCTTTATTTGCTGATCCTTATGCAGAGGGTAAAAGAGATACAGATTTTGAAAGTTATTTAACATCTACTGCTATAACAGGTGTGGATAGAACATCACAAAGAGAAGCAGAAGTTAGACAATTATATTCACAGTATTTAGGACCTGTATTAGGAAAAATTACAGATGGTGAAGCTGCAGAGATTGCAGGTAAATTACGAAACGATCCTGATTACAGAGATCAATTAGTAGCAGGACTTAAACAATCAAGACTTGCTGCATTTAGTGCTTATACAAATCCTGAACTTACATATGAAGATATAGCAAGACCTTGGAGAAACTTGACAGCTTCTGTTTGGGGACAGGCAGCAGATGAAACACAAGGTTGGTGGCAGGATATGATAAAGACAAATGACTTTGCACAAGCAGAAGAAACATTAAGAACAAAAGGTTTAGAATTAGATATAACACAAGTTACACAAGATGCAACAACTGCTTTAACACAAGCACTTGGGCAGGGTAATATATCACAATCAGGAGTAAACGTATAATGGACAAGTTTTTAGAACTAGCACAAAGTTTATATCCAAATATGCCACCTGATATATTACAGTTGTTTGCAGATGAATGGTCAAAAACAGGCGATCCAAATGTTGCTATATCAAATGTTAGAAGGACAACTGCATATGACACAGCATTTCCTGGAAATAAAAGACCAGATGGAACTGTAAAGTTTGATGAAGTTACATATCAAGGTCTTAGAGAATCTTACATAGGAACACTTGCAGAGTTTGGAGTACCAAGAGATACATCAGTGGATTTACTTAGTGATAGATTTACAGGATTAGTAGAAGGCGAAGTATCTGCTAGAGAGTTTGCACAAAGAGTAGGTGCAGTATTTCAAGGAGTACAAGAAAACATACCAGAAGTACAATCTTTTTACAGGGAAAACTTTGGATTAGAACTTACACCAGAAGCTATATTTGTAGGAGCACTTGATCCTTCTGTAGGAGAAGAAATAGTTGCAGGTAGAATAACTACTGCACAGATTGGTGGAGAAGCTGCTAGAGCAGGGTTTGAAATATCAGGTGAATTTGCACAGAGATTACAAAGAGCAGGAATATCACAAGCACAAGCTAGAACATTATTTACATCTGCACAATCAGAATTACCTAGAATACAACAACTACAAGAAAGAGGTGGTCAAGAAGTAGAGGATGAGTTTACATTAGAGGACTTTACTGAAGCTGCTGTATTTAATGATCCAGATCAGCTAGAACAATTACGAGTATTAGAAGCAGAAGAACAATCACAGTTTACGCCTATTGGTGGATTAGCAAGGCGTGGTGGTAGAGTTACAGGATTAACAGAACAATAAACCTTGACATACTACATATAGTGGTATAATAAAATTATCGCATAGCAGAAGTCTGCGAATTAAATAGACACTGCACCTCTGGATTATCCCCAGCGTATAATTCAGTACATTCAAATCGCTGTGTAATCGAACAGTCAGGAGTGGCTGACAATCTTTATTGTTCATAAATTATTATTTGTCGCCTATCGCATTATTTCCACAGGGTAATGCAGTTAGTAGAAAACTGTGAGAAGGAAAAGAGATAAAATGGAAAACGAAGTAGAAAATACAGTTGAAGAAACACAAGATGATAACACTGCTATCAAGCAGATGCGTGAGCGTATCAAAGAGCTTGAAGGTGTAGAAAAGGAATATAAATCTGTAAAGATGAATAATCTTATTCAAGATGCAGGTTTTGATCCAGCTTCTGGACAGGGCAAAGCGTTAAAAGACTTGTATAAAGGTGAGTTAGAAGTTGATGCTGTGAAGAAGTTTGCTGAAGAAAACTATGGATGGAGCTCGGAAACTCCTACCGAAGTATCAGCACAAGAAGCACAGAAGTCAAGAGTAGTAACTAGCCAAGAAAGTTTAGACACTGTAATTGAAGCATCTGTTCCTGTAGAGCCTGTTGGCATAGATGACCAAATTGCACAAGCTCAACAAGATGGTGATTGGCAAACAAGTGCGAATCTCAAAGCCGACCAATTAAGAGCATTAACCCAAAAATAGTAAAGGAGATTTAAAATGGGTGCAGTATCAGGATTAGGAGATTCTTACGATCTCCCTAATTTCGTGGGTGAGTTATTTAACATAACACCTAGTGATACACCATTCCTTTCTGCTATTGGTGGAATGACAGGAGGTAAATCAGTTACCTCTAAACAGTTCACCTGGCAAACAGTTGATAACGCAACAGCAGCTCAAACAGTAGTTGTTGAAGGTGCAGATGCAACTTTCGCAGAAAGAACCAGAAGTCAAGTAACAAACGTTACACAGATTATGCAATATGGTGTTCACGTTTCATACACAAAACAAGCAGCAACTGGCAACATTAGTGGCGAATCTATCCTTGGAAATCAACCAGTTCAAGATGAATTGGCTTTCCAATTAGATATGGCTATGAAGAGAGCAGCTAGAGATATAGAGTTCTCTTTCATACAAGGTCAATATGTTGCAGATACAAACGTAACGACAGCAAGAAAAACAAGAGGAATGTTAGCAGCTATCTCAACAAACGAAGTAGCTGGTGGTAACGCAGCTTTAGATCAAGCAAAATTAGATGCTTGTCTAAAACTTATGGCAGATTCAGGAGCTCCATTTGAGCAACCTGTAATCTTTGCTAACGCTTTTCAAAAGCAAAAACTATCCTCTGTATTTTCAAGTGCGTTAGCACTTGCACCAAGAGATAGAAATATCGGTGGAGTAAATATCACAAGTATTGAAACAGACTTTGGTGAAGTAGGAATTGTCTATAGCAGACACATACCTGCTGAAGATATTATGATTGTAGACCTTGCTTATTGTGCTCCAGTATTCTTGGATATTCCAGGAAAAGGACACTTCTTTGCAGAACCACTTGCACAATCTGGTTCAGCTTATAAGTTCCAAATATACGGAGAAGTTGGTTTGGAGTATGGTCCAGAACAATTCCACGGCAAAATTACATCATTATCAACTTCCTAATAGGTAGTTAGATAGTATATTTATTAGAGGGAGATAAATACTTCTCCCTCTAGTAACATAGGTATATATGGCAGCAGTAAGCACACTTATAGACAGAATTTATAGAGATTTTTTAAATAAACCAGATGATTTATCAGCATTTTCAAGATTAGATGGTGCAATAAATGATTCAGTAACTTCGTTAAATTATGAAGCTGGATTGTTTTCAGTAGAAGAAGAAAACTTATTAGGCTCTGGTGCTTTGATAGAAATAAATCAAGAGATTATGTTAGTAACTTCTGCAACAACATCTACAAGAACACTTACAGTATCAAGAGGATATTCAGGTACAACTGCTGCTGCACATAGCGATAAAGATAATATTTTTATAAATCCTACATTTCCTCGTAAGACTGTGTTTGATGCAGTGTCAGATAATATTGTAAGACTTTATCCTTCACTATACAATGTGACTACGACAAATGTTACATCTAGTAGCACATATGCAGAGGTCCCTGCATCTACAGTAGAAGTTCTAACATCATATGTACAAAATGCTACAGGTGAACAGTATACATCTGCAGGTATAGAACTGCTTACCAACTTTCCTCCATCAACTACAAACACTGCAGTACAATTTTACAACACATCAAATGGCAAGACAGTAAACCTTGTAATAAAACGAAAGTTTGTAAGACCAACAGCAGAAACAGATGATTTATCTACAACTTGTTTATTAGAGGACGAATATGAACAAATAGTAATGGTAGGAGCTGTAGCAGATATTATGGGAGCAACAGACGTAGATGCTTCTACACAAGAGTTTATAACAGAGAAACTTGCTGCAGAAAACTATCCTGTAGGTTCAGGAGAAAGAATAAGAAATGCACTACTTAGACTTAGGTCATTGTTGATAGATGAAGCAAGAGGTAACTTACGTTCTCTTTATCCTGCACCTGTATCAATAATGAACATAAACTATAGTGCGTAATGTCTGTATTACCATCACCTTCTAATACATCTGCACCACAATCAAAAGGGTATGAAGCTAACTTAGATGACCTTTTGTTACGTTTTGCAGTAGGTCCTGGTAG